ACCAAGGGGAGAAGAGATATGAAAAGTTTTCTTTAAAGTTAAATATGTTTTTAATTTTTTATTAAACACTTCTAAGAGAGATCGATACCGAACGATATAAAAAGTTTTTATCAATAATGTATTTTTTAAAAATTTTAATCTGATTATAATAATAGCCTAGGGAATTCATTTGATATGGATATCTTGCATGATTATTATCATTAATCATTAAATTTGTGTTGAATTTATTATAATATATCACCAAAAACATCTCTTTCATCGTTTGCATCATTGAATTGGATATATTTATCTGGATTACTGTCTATTTTTTGCTCATTTATTCCTAACTGTTCATCTTGTATTCCAACAAAGAGAGTGCAACCTAATAATTTCCAAATCTGCTTTTGTTTTGGTCGGGATAATTTTAGCACCATTTTTACAGTAATCAATTCAACTAACACATTATTTGAAATTGTTTTACGAAGGTACCGTGGATTTGGTGTATACTTGTACAACAAGTCTGGTTTAAAGAAACAGCCGGCATCAAATTCACCACATTCTAAGTTATGTTTAAAATCAATTTTTGCATGATAATCAATTAATTTCCAATTTTTAACAATATAGAGCATCACTTTTTCTGATAATAACCGTAGTATAGTATTTATTTTCCCTTGAGCTCCAATATTGTATGGAGACCATATCAAACCTAGATATTCATCTCCCTCACTCTTCAGTATTTCAATAATTTCTTTAATATGGATTGTATAAATAGAAGCTAAGTGTTTGTACAAATTTACAAGAGAATTGAAATTTGTGATATTTATCCATTGCTGACAGCTAAGGGATCCACCTGCTTGTAGGATCTTCTGATTATCAGATAAAAAGTATTGAGGATCAGATGACGTGATGGTATCATTTATAATATTTAAGATATTATCCTTTTGGTGTATTAATTGTTCCCAGTAATGATTTATAATATTTGGAGATAATATTGTATAATTGGATTGGGTCAATGTCTGGGCATTTAATATAGCAGTTCTTAAGTCAGAAAACCAGCCATCCTCTGATCTTTTGCAAACTAAGTAAACTTCATGATTAGAGGGGTCACTATATGCACTTCGTATGAGTATAATTTGAGATGAAAAAGTCCAGCATATAGAAATTAATGTAGAAAATCTAGTAAAGGGTACCCAACTTGTCTTTAAGAGTAATAACCCATCCTTTTTAAGACAGCTGCAAGTTATTTGTAATACATGGATGACAGCTGATGATATCTCCTCTTGAGGAGTATCAAATCCTTCTTCTCCATCACAATGAATTAATGTGACTGAATCTACTCCAATAGAATTAATAATGAATTCAGCACAGCTAATGGCTGACAAATCAGTAGTTTCAGTGACACCATTCCATAAACACTTGTACTCTTGTACAAAGCCCAGATGACACTCTATTTCTGCCTGAATCTGTTTGTATGGTACACTCTCAATAAATTGTGTGGGTAAAGGTTCAAAGTTCCTCTGAGGAGGGTTTAATTCGCTTGAGTAATAGCTGTTATAGTATATCTTCCTCCCAGGATAAAAGTTTTCTATCAATGTCATAGAAGCACCACTACCTTCAGCTAAATATAAATGAGATCCATCGGGTATTTGAATCATTTCTAAGAATTTAACTATACTTAATGATTTATACCATGAAGTAGATGTCAAGCCTAATGGCCTAAGTATATGATGTACAGGAGGTTCTGGATAGAAATTTTCTTGATCAATAGTGGGTGATTCCTGGAAAGGTATTTCATGTCTTTCAAGTTTTTGAGAATGATTGAGTAATTCAATTATAATATCATTTGTTAAGAGTGTATCATTATTTTCCTCACTTTTAAGCTGTAAAAAATCTGTAGGGGTATCAACAAATCCATAATCATCATAATAATTCTTTAGAAAGAACTCTGATTCATTCTTTGATCTTATAAAATTTAATGCCTTTCTGGATAAATAATAACTATTACATGGATAAGGATGTATATTTGGATTTGTTACTTGATTGATGTATGATTCATTGTGTTGAATTGATAAATTTGCTAAGCATGTTTCACTTAATAAGAATTCAGTCAATATGCAACATTTATTTTCTGCAGTAAGACCCTTTAATTTTGGTAAATTACACTCAAAATCATATAGCATTGCAATTAATGTCAGTTTTCTTGCAGCAAAGTTATATATTCTATCATTTAAATCTATTGCATCTTCTGAGTGAATTAATATTTTGAATGATATATGATTATAAAGATTTGTTAATGCAGTTTTAATACCCCACATAAGACATTGCACAGCTATCTTTGTGAAGTTAAGTGTTGCAAATTGTGGAGAGTTGCTTGGGACACAAATTCCTAAATTAATCATTCTTCTTAAAATTTTTGGATGGCTTATCGTCGAAGCCAAGTTCTGTATTGACAATCCGGGTATCCTTTGCAATGTTAATTCAATATAATCTAGTAAGTTCATTAATCCAGTAATCCTTAAATAATACATCTGATATGATAATTCTAATAAAATGTTCCACCCAATATATATGAATACTTGATCCAAGTAAGTATTTAAGAATTCACTGATCCAATTTGAAGAGTAATCAGTCTCTATGATTGCATCATTAATGATTGATGTCGACTCATCTAATCCTATTATTGAATCAACAACAATTTTCCCCATTAGCTGTGATAATAATACAATACTATTTTGAGTGTCATTGAATTCAAAATCACCTACATTGACATTAACTATAAATTGTTCTATTAAACTTGATTTCTCCTCTGGGATGGGTTGATCGTCATAAATAAATTTGTTGATAGTGGTATCTTCTAAGTAAGGCAGATCTTGCCTGGAATTATTTACAAGGCAAGAATCAACTGGCCTTATACAACATGAAGCTGCAGTGTGTAGATGTAAAGTTACCTCATGTACAGTATGCTTAATAGGCAATGCATTCCATGTCTCAATAATGCCTAATCCTGTTATCATAATCTGTTGGTAGATTAGATTTGAATCTACATTGCATTCATCAATTTGTAGCACCTGACGATCATTAGAAATATGAATATAATTTGAAAAAGTGTATAGACTTGCAGGTGTAAATTTCATCTGAGTTACTCCATCATCTAATCGATGGGTCAAATTTGCTGAAGTAGGTAGAGGAGTTAGTACTCTGAGCTGATCTAAAGTTATATTCACGCGTGTCTTAGAAAGTTCGTACGCATCTTGCCAATTCTGTTCATTATCACCAAAAGCCCAAATATATACACCGGTCAACCTTAAAACTGATTTTAGATTTTGAGAAGCACCTGGTATTTGTGCTAGTGATGCAATTCTTCGTTCATCTGTCTTTGAACCGATATATGGGACTCTCATAGGTGGGTTTTTGCTTGGCTCAAGATCTATCTGAATACCACCCGGTAAATAAAGCCAAGTAAATTTATCATTTCCTGATGCACATTGATGACACAGAGACTTATTTGTCAACAAGACTCCATCTAGCAATTCTATGGGATCAGGAGTTTCCAAACCTTCTAATCCCCTACCATGCAACAAAGGAGCCCATGATAACTTTCTTAAATTCCTTGCTAGATCTATACTACAATCATTAATATTATCTAAGCTCCAAGAATCTTTCCCTGTTTTGGGTTTGAGTATGATATCTAATTGATAAGATAAGTAATTTAAATTGTAATCTAATACTTGGTTTGTCTTTCTGAAAGATAAAGGTTTTATATCTAAAGCTAATTTTACTATAGTCCGTGTGGAATCTAGATATCCTTGAATCTGCTTCCTTCTTCCGCAACCTGTTTGTGCTAGTATAACATGAGCTACCCTTGGCAACACTATATCTCTATCGAGCAGAAATTGAGCTAAATTATTCTCTTCCGCTTTTGCATTTGGATTGAATATCCCATTAAGGAGCGGATTCACACTTGATTCCATCAGTGTCTGCTGGGCATGCCGTTTAAGGAATATAGTTGGTGGGTATAGGTAATCAATATTGACTGCATAAGGATCTGCTGCTAGAGTACTCCAATTTCCATCTCCCGGAGGACGTCTCATGATATTTGTTAAGACCCAAGGTTCAATACATCTAGCCATTATTAGTCTCTTAATATCTGCAAATGCAGACACTAATGGATCGCCTATATTTCTATTAAATAATCGACTAGTTGATAGATAATTTAAACCACCAACTTTAGACGGGACAAGACAAATTCTTGCTAGTAAATCTGGATGGTTTAGATATATGTCAGAAATGTTTGATGCATTATTTGTATTCATAGGGAAGATCAAATCAAAAGTTAATTGTCTAATAGCCATGAATATATTTAGTCTTATTGCCACATCCTTTTCAAGTCCGTTTTCAGTTAATCTCATGATTGTTGTTGCCAGATTGGAGCAAGAAGATTGAGTGCAGTCACCAAGTATATCAGCTGTTAAACATAATTTGCTAGCATTCTTGAGCGCTTGGCTGAGTATCCTCCCTCTCCAAAAAATTCTTTTACCATATACAAAGAAATCAGATGATAATATGGTTTCTTGTTCCTTCAAATTATGTCCAATCCCATAATTATTTTGTTTTAATCTAGAAAAGAATTCTTTGCTTGCATTATAAGCTGATTGCTTCTTTTCTTTATGAGGCATACTCCTTGGCACTTTTGTAGTTATTGCTATTGTTTGATTGTCTCCTTGAACCATGCTCATTACTCTAGTCTTAGATTCTGCAGATGACAACAATATAGTAGCAATTGAAATCATGGTCCATAATTTTTGGCACAGACCTTCAATACCTCCTCTTGGTGAAACAATAAAAATATCATCATTAGGTGCATTATCTAGATCACTGACATTATGATCTGATGGAGGATTAAACGGGTCACCTACATACAAAGTTGATTTCATTAGTCTTAAATGAATCCACTCAAATAAATGAGGGTATCCATACATTCGATTTAATGTTCTAGCAAAGGGTATTATTGCTTGATATCTCCAATTAAGACAATATTTTTGTAAATCTGTTGTCAAAAAGCATGCAGCTATTTCTAATGAGTCATCAGGAGTATTTATTGCAGAATTTTTCCTTAGATCTCCAAAAGGAGATGGATTTTCTGAACCATATTTCTTTTCATTTTCTTTATGTATATTTTTATTCTTCTTAATGTCCTTTAGGATTGTCATAGAGTCCTTTGTAGCCTTACGCTCTTTATTGGAGATAATCCCTATCTGACTCATAGTTAAGAGTGATTTTGTTAACTTAAGCTGATCAAGAACTACACCATTCTCTCTAAATAATTTCCCTGCATGATTAGCAAGCATTGATTCTGTTATTACTTGACACGATCTCATCTGCTTTGTGAGTTTTGCAAATATTCTCCCAGTTTCTTTTATCTCCTTTTCTTTCAAAGAGTATGAGGCACAAAAATTATCATCAGTTAGATATTGTAAGGTAGTTACATACTCTAATTCTAAATTAGGATCGAAATTTGAATCATTTAGGAAGTTTAATAACAATCGTCTATTCACATTCGATGGACATTCTAGATGATTTTTTGCACACCTTTCATGTATTAAGCTTCGTCTAAATACACTCATCCAATCCTTCTTGTTACAACTTATTGCCTTATCTTTCATGAATATACTTAAATCCTCACCTGGGTCAGCTGAAAAACATTTTTCAAATTCAAACAGTGATATCCATTTCCAGTATTTCAGTGCTACTTCATAGCTTATTTCCGCGTTATCATTTTTTGAACTGACAATAAAATTTGGGGTACCATCAATTAACATTACATTTGGCCAGATCCCGCCGTGTTTTCTCCTATACCCATTTATAAGTATAGTATGAAAGAATGATAATGTTTTCATGATTGTTGTGAAATCTAATAGCTTTTGTGCACACATAGATTCACGAACTTTCCCTGCTGCACCTGCAGCTGTGAGTGTGGGATGACCCCACATTCTCATAATGCATAACAATTCTGCAGTGAGGTCAGGCGATAGACCACTAAAAAAAGATGACAATATAGAACATACTTGAGCACTCTCTTCAACTGAGAAAACATCATGTAAAATTTCCATAATCTCTTCCAGTATAAAACAATGGAATTGGCCTCTGACCTCTAAGACTGGATCTCTCAGCTGTAACTTAGCATAAACTAAGCTTTCTAAGTTAGCAATAATTGAATAAACCTTATTACCTAGGATCAGTGCTAAATTGTCTACATAATTGAGTAAGTCATTTATTCTATCCTTCAGAGGAGACAAGTAATAACTAATGAACATAATCCTATACACATTTTGCCTTCCTTCAAATACATCGGAAATCATAAGGATCATTTCAAATGTGAAATAGCTTAACACATTCGCTTGTTGGAAATAAATGCATACTAATTCTGGAGTAATAATAATTAGGCCTGATCTGTCTTCCAACTTGACTTCAAGAAGGCCAGTTTGAGATTTTTTCATTTGACAAATTAATAATCTCATTTGATACTTTATTAATAAGAAAAGATTCGTGATATTTGTCCAATGATTCTTATTCCAGCTTGATTCAATATCAACTAATTCTCTTAATCTTGAATCTCTATCATGACCATTATGCCTGCACCTAGCACTAGTAAATAAATCTTTCCTTGATATTAATTTGTCACTGATTAAATCTAAAAAACTCACGATTCTCTTATTGACTACAAGCTGTGTAGCATGTTGAATCTTTTCCCACCTTTCAATTTTCCCTTTAAATTGATTGAAATCTAAATCCTTAAAAAACTGAAGAGGTCGTGGCCAATACAGGTTTTTACATTGACGCGTTGGATCTACCTCTCTCAATGAGGGTACATGTTTTAGAAGATTATTCCTTACAGATATTAAACGTAAGCATAATTTGCTCTCTTCTCTTCTTACCTGGCTCCAATTGATTGTAGATAGGGGTCCAAGATCTTCAGGACTTATTTGATTTGGTAAATTTCCCAATAATATGTAATAAATGAGTTTATGCCGTACAATGGGAGAGCTCAGATGAACTTCTGGCAGTAGGACATCAGTGTGGTCGGCCATCTTGGGGGTGCTCTCTTCCCCCCTAGTGTTGGACGCTTTGTGCCATTTGTTGTTGGAGATTGTCTATCTTTTTTGTTCCTCATTGCTTGTCTATCGCTGTACAGGATCATTCTAGTCTTTCAATCTTTGGTCTTGGTCTATGGTGAATTTATGATTTAATATTTACTATGTGTATGAAAAATAGAATGTATCAATTGCTCATCTCTTTTTTTTCTTAAAAGATACGATGATGTGTCGGATCGACGGATTAGCTGGATATGTGGAGAGTCTTCTTTGGGTCGCGGATTGAATTGCTTTTGAGGAATGGGATGGTTGTGTGTTGGTATAGGAATGACAGATGGCTTGGCGGATTGTTTGTTGAGGCCGAACAGAGTTTGGCGGTTGTTTGAATTTTTGTGCTAGATTGTTTGGACCCGGTGGCCGATGGTCCTTCGTATATTTTTTCTTTCAGTGGATGATTAAGGATGGAGCGAGTTGGGTTCCGCTTGATGGACTGTGTTTTTTGCTGTTGATAGGTAAGGTCTCATAGAGTATTATTGATTATATTGACTATTATGGATCGATGTTGTGTTTGCTCTGAAGTCAGTCTATAATATTTCTCGAATTACTTTTTCCTTAGAGTTTTGTTACAATTGCTACTTTTACTATTTGTCTATCAACCTCCTTGGATAGGCATCTTTTCACTTATAAGATCAGTTTATATTACAGAATAACTTTGTTGATTAATTAACAGTCTGGTCTATTGAGCTGCTAAAAAAAGGGTGATCTGAAAGTCCCCAATGACTGAGTCACCCACTTCAATTATGTAGAGACAGTATAACCTCGCAGTAGTGGTCTGTTTAAAACAAGTTGTAGTAGAGTATCCAGCAGTAAGATTGAATTTACCTAATCTTTCCTGTTGATGGTAATCTAGATTGTCAGCAGTATAAAATGTTGGATTGCGTCTCTCGAGCGAGTTATTAAGATAAAAACCTGTATAATACGCTTGTTTTAAGTGTGGAAATGCAGTATTGGGATAACTTAGTGGCAATATATCTTGGTAGACTCCCGTTATACATTCTTTTGGGCAAGCCTTATTTCCTGGACAATCTTTGTTGCCTGGTCTTGGGGCGATTTCAATTTTTGTAAATTTAATTTCAGTTATTCTAGGATATTTCTTACTAAGGTTTAACCTGATTCTATAGAGGCTCGGATAAGGCCACCAGCTGGATCCTCTCTGATAATAAAATATGTTGTTCTCAATGTTATATAATCGACCCTCTGCACCGACCATCATGTAATCATTACTAGGAATTAAGATTTCACAATCTTCAGAAAGAAATTGTCTTAGATCACAAACCAGAAATGCACTCTGTATAAGTCTCCCTGAGAAGTAAGTTATTGTGTATGAATCTTTTGCTCCTTTTATTTTTTCCATAGTGCTGTTACGGCATTGCAATTTAGTTGAATTAGGGAAAAAATATTTCCCTGATTGATTATTATGTATCACTGATTTTTCCGTGAGACCCCCATACAAAGGAAATATAAGTAATTTGGCATACAAAAGGCCCGAGCCTACCCCTGGTGCGATATGAACCCAATCTCTGGATGATCCTGGTGGATTTATTATACGAGTCTTTAATGGTACCATTATATGATATGTATGTAAGTAATTGTGTTGCCAATTGAGGTCTTTGAAATTCTCTGTCTCATTTTTTGTCATGGTCACACAATTCCGCAGGCATCCGTCGGGGACAGCAACCACTGAACAACCTTTTCGATTCCTCCCGTCATTTAAATAATGACTATGCTCGACTTTAAAATAAGGGTCACCCATTTTTAAGACTTGTAAGGTTCCTAGTGATACATATTGATTGCTAGATGCAGGGTCTGCACATCCTAGTAGGTTTATATTATGGGTATAACACCAATGGGTTTGACCTAAGGAGAATGATGGAATTCGAATGCATCCGTGGGGAGTTGTAGCAGTTGGAATAAAATTGGGGTAATCTAATAATGATTTAAACTTAATTTGCATATTATCTTTATATGTGAAATAGAATTTATTGAACCCATTTAAAAAAGAGACATCATGCAAAGGGCTGCCATTCAATGTGCAAGTGCTTCCTTCTTTAATTACTCTATCTTTGCAATGATCTTTTATTTTTGAAATGATGTTTGTTTCAATAGCTTCTTGTCTTATAGGAGTAAGTACTGATACATCGTAAGTGATTTGATTTGATACACTTAACAGTGACTTAGATGTAGTTTCAAAATTCTCCATAAGTTCATTGAGCTCCTTTCTAATTATATTGATATCGTTTTGCAAATTCCCCGGTGTTGACTGTAATACAATTATGAGCGATAACACAAATATTGAAACAAGTAATATTAAGGTTGCAATTCCAAATAGTAATCTCCATGTTCTTTTCACCATTGAATTTGCCTGGTTGAGTATTTGTGTATTACCATGTGAGTCTTGCATTCTTGTGATCTTTCTCAGTTTATCCGTGATCAGGGAATGGGCTGTGATTTTGTCTGGGATGTTCCCTTCGAAGATTCGTGGATGAGTTGATGTGACGTCTCTCTGGATTGTTGGATTCTATGATTGCTGGTTGATGGGCTGTTACCGGATCCTTTTAATTTTGTTTTTGGGTCGTGGTGGCTGCTACTTTGTTGTCAGGTCTTATTCCGGTGCTTGTGGGGGGTGTCTCGGTTGCACATGCAAGGGCCTTGAGCAATCAGGGCTGAGAAGTGTGTTCCCCCCTATAATAGTTTTTTTCTTAAAATTGAAATGTGGAGATTGTTTGATTGGGTGTCGTTTTGTTTTGTTGATGATGGAGCTGGCTAGGGGGGTGCATTGTGGAGGGGCCCTTTCTCGTTTTATGATGTTGAGTTCGGGTTGTGCAGTCAATTCGGTCTTGGTTGGGAGATGTTGATTGGGGGTGTTGCCAGGGCGATGTTGCCCTTCTTCTTTTTCTCTGTCTGTTGTTGTGTTCTTTTCTATTTTTTTCTGATTCCTGGCTTTGTCTCTCATTTCTTGGAGAACATTGTTATGGTCGTGGTGTTGTTGTAGAATAGTTGTGATTCTGTTGATTTTGAGTTTCTTTCAATGAGATGAGATTTGGTACATCTTTGTGGATGATTTTTCCTGGAGCATCTAGATAAATAAAGTTTATAAAATATGAATCTTGGCTGTTATTATCTAGGCACCGGTATTTGACTAGGGATCTTATAAAAAAGATCAGCATCTCTATTAAGTCTTTGATTTCTTGCCACGTTCTTAACTTCCTTAGTCAAATACTTGAGCCAAATTATGCAGATTGTAACTGTCAATATTAATAAGATGCAGAGTATAATCAATATTATTATTGCGTTATTATTGACTATACTAGGATTAATTGAGTTTAAGTAATCAGTTGATCGTTGGATGTGATCTTCAGCACTCTTGAGTAATTGATTGTATTGATTTAAATCAGTTGATAAATCAAGAGGAGTCAAAGATCTGACTTGAGTAGATTCTAAAACTACTTCACGTCGAAAAGTACTATTTATGGACTTCTGGATCTCTATAGTGATGGAGTCTAGAGTCAATGTTGTACACAGGTCTTTGTCTATGATTGTAACTGGATTTTCATCAGGTTGGTAGATTATTTGAGGAGGTCGCAGACAAGAACATACTAAATCTCTACAATTAGCTACTATAGTACCATATGTAGTGAGAAATCTCCGAGGGAAAGTGCCAGCAACTGGGGTGAACACGCAATCCCTTGTTTGACCTTGTAGGCATCTCTTCTGCTGGATGGGTAATTCATAAGCATCATTATAAGGACAAAAGATTGTATCTTTTGTGATTTGGCACACTGAGCCATCGAATCCTAATATTTCTGAGCCAATCTCGAGAAACCTAGCCGGTACTACAGCCTGTACTTCTTGGCTATTTGTGTGAATTGTTATAGAAGTTAGATCTATTATCTTTGCTTGTCTTAAAGGGGATATACTCGGTATTTGGACCATCAATACTAGTGTCATAGTCGGTATATCAACTGCAATTATCTGTCCTTTAATTAAGCCGGATGCCATCACTGAAGCTGCCGAGATGTTGTTTAAATCTAATTTAGATAGCACTTCTGGTAGGGTAGGTCCTAAGAGGCTTTTGAGGGCTTGAATGCTAATTGACTCTAATGCAGGATTGGTCAATTGGTTGTGGAAAACAGTCGTTATCTCTGTTAGGTACAAATTTAAAATATTGGCAACTTGTAGGTCTTTAATTTGACAATTAATCTGATCTATAGCAGGTTGAATAATAGTGTTTATTTGATTTTGAATTGCTGATATCATTTTTACTACAATTTTATTAGAGTTTGCAAGATCTCGAACTGCCTCATTTGTTTCTGTCGCAGCTTTTTTGAGAGTTAGTATAAGTTTTGCATTTTCTTGAGCTTTTGCTAGACCGATTGCTGCTGTAACTTGTGCAGCGGTGGCTACACCAAGAGCAATTGTACCTATGACTGCCCCAAAGAAACGACTTTGAATTTCTGAGCTTGTGATGGGCTTTGTAAGGCGATTGATGTTATCTGCAATTGGTTGAATTAGGCTTAGTGCAGTTTTGTTGTAGTAGTTTAAGCTTGAGTAATTGCAATTTTGGTCCAGATTCTTCAAATTGGGAATCAAATCTACAGTGAGATAAGATGGTTTGGTATAAGTGTAGTAAACTAGAGATCTAATTGCAGTCGGTACCGTTCCTAGATTCATTAAATGAGTTATATCCAGATTGGTAATTGGTGAGATTAATAACCCAATCATAATTAAAGATAAACCTTTGACACCCATGTTGGATTCTTTGGTGATGGAATTGAATTCGAAGGGTGTTGATCACCTCAGGATTTGGAGCTGTGTGCTTGATGGTGGATGCGTTTTTCCCCCCCTGCGTTTGGTACTTACTGTGTTTTTAATTTTTTCTTAAAATCTACAATGATTGTTGTAATTACGAAATTGATTGTTTGATGTTTTGGAATAGTCTATTCGAGGATGTATTTCTGATGGCGGATTCAGAAATTTGCAGTTGTGTCAGGTGATCTGAGTGTACAATGAGAGTTTGATTTGATTGAGTGATGTTATGTCTACTGCAATCATATTTTGATCATTTGGTGTTTGTTGGGATATCCTTGGTTGAATTGGTGTGATGTGATTGTGTTTCAGTGATTGGCTGTATGTTAGATGGTGCATAGTGTAGTATGGTTCTATGGATCGGAGTGATGCTGGTGATGCAGTTGGGAAGGATGTGGGATACTGCTCAGCCCTATATCAATAGTTGATTGGTATGATTAGATACTGTCATCAGTGAGATTAGGCATGGATATTGCCTTCTTGAATGGGTTCCATTTAGAGTGTGCGTATTGCTTTTTTGCTGGATCAATTCTAATTTTCCGATAGATTACATCGGGATGATCTACCAGGGCGCTATAATCAGAGCCTTGTAAAATTGCATTGACTTCCATGATCTCACAACCTATGGACCAAAGTTGTTTTGCCATTGTAGGAGATGCATCAGCTATAGGATGCAGAGCCCAACCTCTTGAGTTGAAATAAAGGCTGGCAGACTTTGGGATTTTCCCATTTGCATGTACTGCGATTGTGGGCCCCCACAAATCACTAATACCTACACTTAATAGCATCTGTTTGCATTTCTCTGCAAAATACGCCTCGTCATATATCTTTATAGGATTTCTACCTTTGTAAAGATTGCAGAGGTGAATCCACACAGATGCTTTTGGACCATTTTCAAGATCATCTGTTATCAATGTCTTTCTAATAGGACTGTTTTCAGAACAAGTAATCTTCATGATAATTTCTAGATGTATACCTCTCATTCGTGTGGACCGGAAGTTTAGTACAGGTCTAGGTACTTTGAATTTTTGGCTGCTGGGACAGAATGTCAGTGAAAGAAAAGTAATTATGTAGCAATAATTGGGTCCTGCGACTAACTTCCCTGGTGATTTTATATATTTATCGGATGGAACACATGCATATCGATCCCGAGGGAATTGAAATCCCCTGAAAACCTGAGGTGTCCTGTCTAGAGAGAATACAATCTGCTCTTTGCAACCTGCTGTCTTTCTCACATGGATTTTAATGTCTTCAGCATATTCTAACATCTTTTGGGGGGACCCAATGTTAGGACCAGGCCCAAAGGGTAACATACAAGCAGTTAGAGTGTTTTTGCTCTCTGATTTCTGTCCTGCTCTCATGAATTCTGTCTGGCTGACTGCTTCTTTAATAAACCCATAGGTATTCAGAAAGCAAATTGAATCATTTGAATGATCTGCATGTCCTAATGTTCTTATTCTAATCTGTTTTACTAATAATTTTTTCCCTTCTGGGTTTTGTTCAACTTCTATTGGGAAAGCTCTTAGTGTCTTCTCGTGAGCTTCGGCCAGATTGTGGATTCTGACTTTGGATTGGGTAGGAGCCATGGTTATGATCGGTTGGATGATGGTCCCCCCTTATTGCTGTTTTTTCTTAAATTATTTATATTGTCACGGAAATAACCTATGAGCTGGTGGGTTGTGCCTGTTGGGGGTTGGGTGTATGTGCGGTCATGGTGCTCTGTGTGTTGTTTGATGACGATTAATGTTGTTGTCATTCGATTTGGTTTTGATTCTTGAGAGTGTGGTCCAGTTGTTTCTTTTGGATGTGGGATTGAAGGATTGGTGTGTTGAGTGGATCTGAATCGCGATTGTCCCTATGACCTATGACTCTCATAATTTAGGTGATACTTCTAAGGGCATTGGTTTTGATCAGATTGATGTCTTGCTCTGTAGTTGCCATATTTATTGATTCAAGAAGCTTTTTGCTCTTATCACAGTCTCCAAATAGATCCCGAATCATTTCTGAGACTGTTATTTTAAGTGCATCTATACGAACACCTGCTCGTCTCTCATCGGTTTTTTGTTTGGTTCCAGATAATATGGGTCTTGCTAATGAGTCAAGTGTAATTGTATTGTCTTGATCAACAAATTTTGAGACGTCTCCGTTACCAGTAACAATTATAGGAACTTGTTCTGATTCTTTGTTTAAACTCCTGAGACTTACTTTTGATGGGACTCCAGGATCCATTATTTTCATTGTCGTGATTAGGCCCTCAATTGTGGCAAGTGAACCTTTGATTTGTTGAGTGTCATTCTTTGTTTGCTGAATTGTATTTTGAGTAAGCATAATTTTGTCAACTTTCCCCTCAATCCTGTCTAGTCTCACTTCTAATGCCTTAATTGCATCAAGGATCTCTGATGCATAGTTCGCAAATTTTGGGACATCTTCCACATGTGCATTTTTCGACAGAGGCAGTTGATTTGACTGGTGCGCAGCATGGATTGCACCACTCGGATATTGTGGTTCTTCCGTTAACCCATGAAATCGAGTACTCTCTTCGATGTCTTGGAGTGGGGGTTGTGTTCTTGATCTCTGATTCTGTGTAACCCAAGCCTCTTTCCTGGTATCTATATTCCCCCCTCTTAAATATCCTGGTGTCATTCATACTGCCATGTTCATTTGTTATCTTTTGATCCCTTCTTGGCTCATTTAGTGCTCTCTTTTTTGCATCAAGAATGAGTCCTTGATAAGTCTTTGATGGACTTGGAAGTTGTGTGTCTGATCCCATAAGCAGCGTGCCTGTCTGGGGTTTATTGGATATCATGGAAAGGCTGTCTAGATTTTGTCTTCCTGATTCATTCTCTTCATTGTGTGACCGTTGTGCTGTGGATGTATGGGCAGGTGCCTCTACAGGAGCCGGATTTCTTGAAATCTTGGTTCCACCATCATTTCCTTCTGTTCTGCTACTTTGGGATGGAGGTTTGTTTAGTGATGATTGACTGGTTGCACCTAATTCTTTTAGTGCATGGTCTATGTTGAGATTGCCAGTCTCAATGAGCTCTTCAATTTCCTCTACACTTATTTCAAAGCTCATTTTGTCGGTTTTGTCCGGAATTAGAAATTATAGTAGCCTGAACGATTGAGTGACCTGAATGCAACCGTTCAGCCTATCGTAGTTTTTTCTTAAATCATAGTGATTAGATTCTTGTATGCTGTCTTGCATCAATGATTGGTCAGTTGTGATGGCGTATTTGGTGAGAGTTTTGAGTTATGTTGTAGTGTGGGATTGATTGTGCCCATTGTGTGTGTGCGATTGCGGGTATTGGGGATTTTTTTGGATTATGGTTGTTGTGTGATTATGACTGGGCTGTTGATGTTTTAATTATCTAGATCTCCAAGAATATCATCTGGAATGTTGCTGCTTCGGTCCTCGTTGGCATCTTGACGGTCGTCTCTGGTGCTATCTCTTATGTTTACATTTCTGTTCATTCTGATGGTTGGAGTCTGGTGTGAGATTTCTGGGATGAGTGGTGCTCTGGCTGTGAACCTTGGATGATTGAAAGGATTGATGTCATTTTCAAATTCTGGCATCTGTAGTTCGTTGTGATCTGAGTTGGTTGAATCAATGTTTTGGAATCTGTGCATTGTAGATTCCGGAAGAGTATCTCTTGTTTCATCCTGATCTATACCAGACCACCCTTGCTCATAGTTCGAAAGTCTTGCCCCTGATAAGTCTTGAGGGTTATTGTTGGTAATGAAAGCTGATCTGTTCAGAGACATTGTGAAAGCACTGCGGGGTTGAGATATATCATCCCCTGCTTTTCCTGATATATGCTTTTCGACAGATTGCATGATGTCCACTCTGTCTTCATCAGTTATTCCAAGTTCTGAGGCAAATTTAGGATCAACTGTTCCTTGATGTTTCATTGCAGTCTCAACACCATACTGGAAGTAACTGGTATTTAAGAAGTTTCTTCCAAACTGATAATTTCTGATCAGCGGATCTTGAACACTTCCAACTCCCATAGCATAACTGAACAATAGTGGGTAATTAGCTGGAGCAAATTCCATCAGTTCAGGAGATTCCAAGAGAGCCAAGTATCTTGATCTGTCACCTAACCTTCTGTATAGTGACATAAGAGATTTCAGTTTAACTAGTTCACCAGAAAATGCAGCTAAAGCAAGTGGTTTCCATCTATTACCCAAGCCGAACTTAAGCGTAAGAAAGAACGCGCTCATTCCGACATTAGCTATATATTTTGCAATGTCTCCCACCATGGCATAATACCTGTTAGTATAAGCACCTACCTTATCAGCTGTTAACATTTCCTGTACAAGAAATTGTCTTATAACCATACTTTCTCTTATTACTAGTTGGATGATTTTTCTGGCATCTGTTTGCAGTTGATATCTCTCCAGCATTCTACCCTGCTGCTTATACTTGGCTAATCTTCTCTCTTCAGATCCAGTGGGTTGATCATAAGCTGTCATGCATTTACACACCATTATCCAAACCTGTATTAATACACTGAATATCCTATTCAGATATGTATCCATATCATCGCATACTGCATGTTCTGCATCTCTGGATACAAATACTGTCCTATCAGCTAAGCTAATAGGCAAATCTCTGGATAATGCTCTATAAGCTCTGATCTTGATGTCATCCCAGCCAGATCTTGGATTAATAGTTAATGTATAATCTGGCGGGTCTATTGCATCAACTTCAATGATCCTAAGAGCAGCATCTGGGGCTCTGGCAGCAATCATAAGATGATTCTGCATTGATGTGGCCTGTAAGGAAAGCAGAGATAATAATGCCCCTTGTTTAATTGCCGATTTGGCAGATGATGATACAGCTTGCCGGAGACAAAAATTCATTAGAGTGAATCTTTGCTGTGGATCATTTGTATTAAGTACAAATACAGGGATTTCTGCTTTTAAAGTATCAGATTGCACAAATTGTTGATCACCAAAACCCCGATCTTCAGTTGTTTGAAGAAACTGTTCGTAAGCAGCTAAAACTGAAGACATGATGATTTATTGATGAGCTACTTTATTTAAGGTCTTTCCGGACCTATATTAGATACCTTTAATTTTCCAGATCAGTATCCATATCTCTTCTCCCCTTGGT